CAAGATTCGGAAATCCTTCGACCAGATCGAACTTTTAGCGGAAATGTATGGTACAGGTATTGGCGAAATCACTGTTAGCGAAGAGAAAAAGTATTACCCGCAAACGATTCCTATCAATGCCACCGAAGCAGCTTACGGAGTATCAGAAAAGAAGCGAATTTCCGTCAAACTCGTTCCCGTCAATCCAAAAAACTTCCTCTTCGATCCCAATGGAACGTCCGTAGACGACTGTATGGGAGTCGCCGTAGAGCGATATGTCTCTATTCACAAGATCATCAAAGGCATAAAAGATGGTCGGTACATGAATGTGGACGTTGGAAGTCTGTATGAAGACGATAAACTGGAACCGACTCAGGAAGTAACCAATTTTCAGGACGAAAAGGTCATGCTGTTGACCTATTACGGTCTTGTTCCTAGGGAATATCTCAATAACGGAGAAGAAGTTGCGGATATTCTAGGTGAACAGGACAGTTCCACCGAAGATTATCAAGACATGGTGGAAGCAATCGTCGTCATCGCCAATAAGGGACTTCTTCTGAAAGCAGAAGAGAATCCCTACATGATGAAAGATCGTCCTATCATCACTTTCCAGGATGATACGGTACCTGGACGACTCCTGGGACGAGGCACAGTAGAGAAAGCCTTCAATATGCAAGCCGCTATTGATGGAAGTATGCGTTCCCACATGGATTCTTTGGCCCTGACTTCTGCTCCGATGATGGGGATTGATCTGACCCGTGTCCCACGAGGTTTCAAACCTGAGATTCAGCCCGGTAAGAGCCTGGGAGCAAATGGGAATCCGGCTGAAGTCTTCATCCCGTTTAAATTCGGGATTACCGATGGTCAGTCGATGGAGACTTCCAAGGAATTCGAACGTATGTTGCTGATGGCGACCAATACGATTGATTCTAATGGTCAAGTAACACAAGTAGCGCGGGACTCTGGTGGCATTGACATGGCTACGGCCACGATGATCAAGAAAAACAAAAGAGCTTTGGTCAATCGGCAGGAAGATTTCGTCATTCCTTTCATTAATAAGGCTGCATGGAGATATATGCAGTTCGATCCTGAACGCTATCCTTCCACAGATGTTAAATTCATCCCTACAGCGACTTTGGGGATTGTTGCAAGGGAATATGAACAGAAGCAACTGGCTTTCGTAGCTCAAACCCTCGGAGCTAATAGCCCTCTTGCCGCTCCTTTATTGGCTTCCGCTATCAAGAACTCTTCTCTACATGACCGGGAAGAAATTGCGGCTCAATTGATTCAATCTGGTAAACCAGACCCTCAAATGCAACAGATGCAGATGGTTCAAATCCAGAAACAGATGCAACTCCTGGATGCTCAGATCGCCAGTGAAGCTTCCAAAGCCAAAGTCAACGAATCCCAGTTCGTCATGAATATGATGGAAGCCCAACTCGCTCCGCAAGAAACAAAAGCCAAGGTTCTTTCAGCTATTTCACGGAATCTTCCACAACAGGACGATGCTGCCACAGCAGAATTCAATCGCCGGGTTCAAGTGGCAAAATTGATGTTGCAGGAAAAAGACATTAATAGCAACAAAGATATCGCCATGATCCAGATGGGCAAGAGAGCAAAGTAATGGCTACCATTCCACAATTCTTTAGTGGTCCCATGACCATTATCGAATATGAGCATGACAAAACTCATGAAGGAAGGTTCTTCTCTGGTGGTTATTACAACTCATCTCTTGCCAATGCTGCAAATCAGGATTTTCTAGTAACGACTAGCGCAAATAATACATTCCATGCTCAATTCCTTGTAGCTATTTCTGGTGACTGCACGATGCAGATTTTTGAAGGTCCGACTACTTCTGGAGGTACTTCAGTAAGTATGTCCAACCATAACAGGTCATCTTCAAAAGCATGTGATTTGACGGTTGTACATACACCTACAGTTACAGGCACAGGAACCCAGATCAACGGAACTATTTTCCTTCCAGGTGGTGATAAACATACTGGTGGAGGAGGCCATTTTGGCTTTGCAAACGAATTCATGCTTGCAAAATCAAACAGTTATCTTCTAAGAGTGACAAACGTATCTGGAGCTGCAATCAAGATTTCTGTAGGACTATTCGGATACCAACCAAATCTATGACGCCTGAACTTAATTATTATGGCAATAAGTAATGAATTAGATAGATACTATTCTGAGCGCCTATCCATGATGGGTACTCAAGGCTGGAAAGATCTCATGGAAGATATGGAAGCCATGAGAAAAGCCACCGATACTCTTAGTAGCGTCACAGATGATAAATCATTGGATTTCCGCAAAGGCGAACTCAGCATCATCAACTGGATGCTGAATATCCGTGATATGTCCATCAAGGTTTACGAGGAACTTCAAAATGAGTAAAAGACTATTTGATTTTCTCTGTCATGATTGTGGTGAAGTAAGCGAGAAGTTAGTAGATACTAACATTCGTGAAATCAAATGCTTCTGTGGTAGTCAAGCGAAACGTCAAGTAAGTATGCCGACAGTGAAGTTGGATGGTACTGATCCTGGTTTCCCAGGTGAATATGACCGCTGGGCACGTATCCGTGAAGACAATGCCCGGATCAAAGCAAAGAAGAGTTGGGCAGAACCATGAAAAATTTTGAATCAATTTGAAGTAAGCACACACATTATTTGAAGTAAGTGCTTGCAAACTTTTATTGATAGGTATATATTGCAATTAGTCCCCGAGAACCAATAGGCGGGGTTGTTTAACCTGGGAACCCATTTGGGCAGGAGTGTATATGGCTGAAATTCAGGATTCTGATAACGAAGAAATTGGTGAGATTGAGGCTGTTGATCAGCAATCCGCTGAAAAGACAGTAGAGCAGGAAGATGACGATCTCGATCCCAAGTATCGAGGTAAATCGGCCAAAGAAATTGCTCAGATGCACCGAGAGGCTGAAAAGCTGATCGCGCGGCAGGCTCAAGAGGTAGGGGAAACCCGCCGACTCGCTGATGAACTTATCAAGTCGCAACTGAAACCGAAGTCAGAAGAAGATAAGCCTGAAGTAGATTTTTTTGAGAACCCAGCCGAAGCAGTTCGGAAGGCAGTAGAAAACAATCCGAAGGTGCTGCAAGCAGAGCAATATGCTCAGGCAACCATGCAGCAGATGGCTCGACAACAGTTGCTCAGTAAGCATCCTGACGCGCTGGAACTGGTTCAGAACGAAGATTTTCGTAACTGGATCGGAGCTAGCAAAGTACGGACCAAACTGGCGATTGAAGCCGACAAGAACTTCGATGTTGATGCTGCTGACGAGTTGTATTCAACCTACAAAGCACTGAAAGGTGTAAAGGAAAAACAGGTGAGCGAGACTGAGAAATTGGCTCGTGAAAAGACTCTCAAGAGTGCATCTGTTGATACGAGTGGGTCTGGCGAAAGTTCCAAAAAGGTTTACAGACGATCTGATCTTATCCAGCTTAAATTGCGCGATCCTAACAAGTTTGAGTCCATGCAAGATGAGATTGATAGGGCTTATGCGGAGGGTCGGGTCCGGTAAATAACCTTTATGGAGTTTTGAAATGGCACTTGGTTCCAATCACGCAACAGTAACGACTGCTGCGAACTTTATCCCTGAACAATGGAGTGATGAGGTCATTGCGGCCTATAAGCAGAAACTTGTTCTCGGTAATCTCGTCACCCGCATGTCCTTCAAGGGCAAAAAGGGTGATACTCTGCACTTGCCTGTTCCGGCTCGTGGCGATGCTTCTGCTAAAGCCGCTAATACTCAAGTGACGATCATCGCTGATACCGCTTCCGTGGTTGACGTGCTGATAAACAAGCACTTTGAATATTCGAAGCTGTATGAAGACATTGCAGAAATGCAAGCCCTGTCTTCTATGCGGAAGTTCTATACCGACGACGGTGGTTATGCTCTGGCAAAACGGGTTGACCGCGACCTTCACCTTCTGGGTGCTGGTTTCAATGCAGGCTCTATTGCTGGTGCAACCAACCTCTACGAGACGGCTGTTATCGGTGGTGACGGTTCTACCGCGTTCTCTGGTGCTACTCCCGGCAACGGCACTGCACTGACAGATACCGGTATCCGTACTGTCATCCAGGCTTTGGAAGATAGCGATATCGATAGTTCTGAACTGAAATTCGTCATCCCTCCGGTCGAAGCTAAAGTGCTGCGCGGTATCGCCCGCTTCACTGAGCAGGCTTTCCGTGGAGACGGTTCTACTCTGAAAACTGGCCGACTTGGTGATCTGTACGGCGTGGAGATTTTCACCTCTACCAACTGCCCGTGGATTCACGTTAACAGCGTGACTTCTACTCAGTCCGTGACGTTCTCGTCTACCGCGCCGACTGGTGCATCTTTCACTGACGAATTTGGTCTGACCGTTGACTGGAGCACCTCCACTCCGACCGACACCAAGTATCGCGCATGTCTGATGCTCCACAAGGATGCTATGGTTCTTGCTGAACAGCAATCTGTCCGCACCCAATCGCAATATAAACAAGAGTATCTTGGTACTCTGGTGACTTCGGACACCGTGTATGGCGTGAAAGAA